ATCCTTGATTGACTTGCCAACCTTGCCCACTTCTTCAGCATTCTTAATAGAATTTGCTGCAGTGTCAAAAGAACTTGGAACTACTATGCTAACTCCAGCCCCTTCATATCTTCCAGTAGCAATGAGTTGACGAATGGCTGCAGCAGAAAATCCTTCACGTCCTGCTACCTGGAATATACGTAGTGCAAGACTTACATCTTCACCATCTACATTCTTTCCAGAATAAAGATAGGTTCGTACTCCGTCATCACTAAGCCAGAAGGCTCGGTTCGCTACTGGTTGGGCATTTACAAAGTTATCCCACTCTGCTTTGCCTTTACCGCGTAGCAAGAAATCAATAGCCTTGGCTTCTTCTCCAGGTTTTGTTAATGCAACCGCACGTGCTGCGGTAGATTCACGAAGAATGCGAATTTCATTAGCAAGACCTTCCCACCAACGTGGGTGTCCAAATTCACGAAGGTCATATCCCTGAGTTGACTGGACTCTAGCCAGGTCAGAGTCGAATGCTGAGACGTTTCGCTCTTGAAGCATCTTAAGATACTGGTATTGAGCATCGTGGGCTGCAATTTCCATTGCAAATTCATCTGCCGCATTACCAAGTTTGAATGACTCATCAGTAATCGTGTGCTTGTATGGGTCAAAGGCAGCAAGGAGGCGACGAACAGGATTAGATGATGTCTCTCTTCCTAGCCACATACCTACCGCTGCTAGTGGATTGTTAAAGAATGAGATATGGCCGCTGGCCAAAACACGAATCTGCTCTTCGGCAATGTTACGTACAACATATGCTGGACGAACAAGTACAATTCTCTTCCAAACATTGTTGCTTACAAAATCTAGGCTATTTTTAACAACGCCAAGTTTAAGCAATCTATTTGCAAGTGAGATTTCATTAAGAATATCTTTAATTGGTGGAAAGTAAACTGCTGAGTTGAGCAATTCTGAATCTACGTGTGGACCAGAAATTGTTACTTTCTTACCATTCATTAAAACATAGTCAAGTTTAGCGCCACGTACGTGCTGATTGGCCCAGTAGTTACCCATTTCGGTGCGGCCATTCTCAAATACACGAGTAAGTTCTCTAAGAGTCTTCTCATCTACACGTGTTCTGTCAATGTTTGCACGCAGAATTTCATCAAAAAGTTTAGCGGTGGCAGTATAGCCAGCATTAGAGGCATCATCAGCGTAAACGATTGAGTTTACTAAATCATCAATAACAGCAGTTGGCACCTTGGCAGCACGAGCATAGTTAATTACTGTTTCAACTAAAGCATCAGTGTCAGATGAATGAACAAGTTTTCCATTACCAATTACTGTTCCAAGAGAGCGGTTAATTTCTTGGTACATTTTGCCCATCCAAGGCATCTTTGCGTATGCTGAGGCTGCTCTGCCAGTAATGGCGGTCTTCAAAGCAAGAGTTTTTCCAGGAGCAATCTTGCTCATAACTGGGCCAACTGTAGAACCAACGGCTGATGTTGCTCTTCTTACAGCACGACCAACCTTTGTTCCTTCTTCAAGTACATTTGCAACAACTGTGCCATCAGAAATATACGGAGCAAGGGCGAACATTGCTTCTTCTCTAGTAGTTGCTGCAGCAAGAGCCTTAGACTGGGCTACTGTAAAGCCACCACGGCGACCTAAGCCTTTACCAATGCTGTAGATTTGTTTGAAATCCATACCAGCAAGTGTGTCAAATATAGCAATACCCTTTGGGCTATTAAGAAACTCAGCAATCGCAGCCTCGCTATAGACAAGGTTGTCTGCTTCGTCCGCAACTTTAAGTTGTTCATCAAGGAGTTTTTGTACTACTGCTTGCTTTTCTGCCTTAGTAGCATTAGGGGCATACTTAACATCGTCAACTGCTGCACGAATTGCTGCAGCATTTTCTTCTAATACAGAATCTAAGTATACAAGTCGCTTCGCAGCCTTTGCCGCCTCTACACCTTTAGATGTTTGTAATGCTAATTCAGCAGCCTCTTTAGCCTTTTTAGACTTTGACATTACAATAAATGGGTCAGTCTTAATAGCAATAACCAAGTCACCAAGTGTAGTGATTAAGCGAGCCTTTTCTGACTGAATATCTCCACCTGTGAAGACATAGGTAATTGGGTCAAAGATAGAAACTGGACGTTCGTATTTTTGTCCATCAACAACAAATGTAGTTTTAGCAATTTTCTTTTGCTCTTCACGAGCAAGAAAACCTGCACCATATTCTTCGGTTGCAAAGAAACCCTGGCCTAAATCAATGCGTCCCTCATCAACATATTGCTTAAGCGCCTGATAAATAGTTGTCTGACGATAGTTAGTCATCTGGAAAGCCTCAGTAAAACTCTCGTCGTAAAGACCAAGACTCTCGCGTGTATCATTTGGGTCTTTTGGTGAACCAGTTAACCAGTCAACTTTTCCATCTTGAATGGCTTGGATTTCTGGACCAACCATTGATAAACCAGACCAAAGGCCACGAACAGATGCGCCTAGACCCTCAAAGAATGTTTGTGGGATAAGAAATCCTGTACGAGTAACACCTTTTAGACCAGTCCAAATTTTTCCACGAATAGTCTTTTGAAACTTTTCAGTAGAAACACGTTGTGCTTCTTTTTGTGCATCAAGTTCTCGCTGCGCTCTTGTTTGAGCATCAATCTGTGCAAGCGTAGTAAGCAGTTTGCTTTGTGGCATAGCATTGTTTTTAGCAAGTGCAGTCACCATACCAGCAGAAAGTTGTGGGTTTGTCTTCAAAAGACTAAGTGCACTAATGCCTTGTTGTGTTGGAATCTGTGCAGCAGACTTTACTAAGTCTTCATAGTCAGCCTGCATTTGACTTGTGTTACGTTCTTCAACACCAGTAAGAATCCAATTGCCGTTCTTGTCCTTAGATACTCCAGGTAGTTGACTCATCCAAGCCTACCTTCACGCTCCACAGTTTCAAGTATGCGACGAACATCTTCGTTGCGTGGGTTCTGCAAATACAAAGCCTGAAGTGCTTGAACTGCATCATCAAGTTCTCCAGGAACTGCTGGAGGTAAATTCAAAGATGCTGTGTCAATAACACCATTTTGTCCAATTGGGCTTTCTGGAAATTCAGTTGGTGCATTCAGTGGTGTGATTGCTGGGCCTTGTGTAAGTGCTGCAAGTGAAGGTGCTGAAGCACGTGGGGCAGAAGTACCTGCCATTGCTGCACCTTGCTGCTGTTGCATAGTTGCTTGACCTTCGCCATAAGCCATACCTGAGATGTAGCGTGCTGGCTGTGTGCCAGATTGTCCATTGCCACCTGTTGCTGAGATATTAGCAGGGTTGTTCTGCGGTGCGGTAGGGCGCATTCCGCCTCTGTTTTCTGCCATTTATTTCTCCCTACTTAGTGTGCTTGAATTGTACTTTCGATATGTAAGGTGGAGCAGTAAAGGCTGAAACCTTGGCTGCTATCTCCATCGCTTCGTAGGCATCTGCTCCAGCGTGTAGTGCTCCTATAGCATACGCTGCGCCAGACCCTGTTGCATAAACTCCATCTGCATTTCTGGTAACCGATAGGTCATCATCAATGTCAAAAATTTCTCCGCATACTGCAATCAAAAACTGAAAGCGTTGCTCTGTCTTAGGTTCATCAAAGTTAAAACCATTTGATGATAGACACTTGCGAAGCGAAGGCATAACCTTTACAATCATAAAGTGGTAAAGGTCTTCCTTGTCTTGCTTGGTAGGAACTGGAGGTTCCCAAATATGTTGTGCTACATCGCAAGGTAGAACTTCACCTGAGCCAGCAACTAAGAATTGTCCTCGTTCGGAAATCTTCTTGACATCTGGATGTGTAAAAATCTTTCCACTGTCATCTGTAGTCTGGCTATCTGCAACTAGCACGCAATCTTTTTCGTACTGTAATCCTATAATTGTTGTCATTGTCCCCAGCCTTTTTACTGACGGCGCATAGTGCGAACACTTGCGGTTGCTTGTCCTTGCCCTGATAGGCTAGAAAGCAAACTCTGCAAAGCAGGGGCTTGCTCTTGAGGCATTTCCATAGGTGCACCTTCGACTGGTGCCTCTGTAGGAGCGCCTCCTGCTGGAACGCCTTCGGGAGCAGGGGACGTTTGCTCAACCATTTGTGGTGCCCCAGCAGGAGGAACTTGTTGCTGCGGAGCGAATGTGGCTTCAATGGCATCTTCTAATGCGACACCTTTTTGACGAGCCTTGATAACCGCAGCAATTTTACGGACCACCTCTGAAGCATCTTGTCCCTGAGTTGCCATTTGTGGAATAGCCTGTGAGAAGGCTGTAAGTGAACCAAGAAGCGAAGAACGCATCTGTTCAATTTCAATCTTCTCAAGTTCTTGTGTGACGTTGACTGTGAATGGAAGTTCACGCATAGCCATATCCTTAGAGATAAGACCGCCACCCAAAGCCTGGAGCATAAAGATAAGACCCTGTGCAGGGTTAAGACCAGCGAGCATTCCGTAGCGGACATCTGCTGAGTAGTCACCCTTGATGTCTCTGCCTGGTCGGTATGTGATTTCGTAAGGTGAACCAGAGTCAACACCACGAATGGTCTTCTCTTCTGGATAGATTACTTCATCTGCCTCAAAGCAGAGGCTAATAACATCGCGTAGGGCTGCAGCAAAGATTGCTTGAGCAGACTTAACTTGGGTATCGAATGCACCCATAAGTGCCTGTACGCCTTGTCCCGTGACGATAGAGGCATCAATGTTTCCAGTACGCGATTCTGGATAGCGTGAACCAACACGCAATTCTTGATTAAGTACTTCTTGTTCGGTGAATGCTCCTGCTGGAATGTTAAGTTCCACACGGCGAACACCTGCTGGGTTTGCTGTACGGATAACAGCGTCTCCACCAAGTTGTAGTTCCTGAACATCGTTAGGAAGAACAATTGGAGACTGAACAGATTTCTCTGCTGCTTCCATAGCAAGCAACGCAAAGCGGTTACGTAGTAACTGGATGCCAAGTACGTCGTCAAATTGTCCACGAAGTTCACCGTCAATAGATGGCTTACGTGCAACAACAATCATCATCTTGCCTAGTGGGTTCTTAGCATATGATAGAACTAAGTCGCCCTTTGTAGGAAGATAGATAATTGACTGGTCTTTGTCATAATAGCGAATCATCTCAATCTGAGTGTTGAGGTCTTGCTTGTAGCCGTAGCCACCAAGAAGTTCTCTTTCATACTCAGGAAATTGTGAAACCAATTCGCCTAGTGTCATTACATATCGCTTAGCAAATGCAACGCAACGTCCGTAGCGGTCAAATTCTGGGTAAGCCCCAATAGGATTTTCTACGCGGATACGTGGCATTTTTGCTTCTTCGTCTAATTCAATAATGAAAGGGACGAAACCGTAGGTGAGATACCAGTCAGCACCTGAGTACATATGTACTGATAGGTCTGAGTGGTTGAAGTAGTTAGAGGCAATACGAGTACGCTTGTCAGCGAACTGGCGTGCCTTATCTGAAACTTGATTTGCTGCTGAGCAGTTGACTGCTGGCAGTGGAGCCATAACCTCAGAGAGGTCACGAGCAACGATGTCAATAAAGTTCGCTACTACGTTTGCATCTACGCCGTCGGGGAAGAAGTCTGGGTAGACCTCAGCGATTTTGCCTTTGCGGACAGCAAGCACGTCAAGGTTGCGAGCATCACGCTCATTGTTGCGATAGCGCATAGACAGGACTCGCGCTGCAACCTGTTCCATTGATAGTGCCATTGTTATCCTAACGTTTGATTGAAATAATTATTTAATTATCTGTTTGCGTCGTTAAATGCGCCGCCACCGCCGCCGCCGAAGCCGCCACGCATACCGCCACCACGAGGGGTGCTCTTAACTGAAGAAAGTTTTTTAGTACTTCTGCTACGAACTTT